AAAGACTTCAGGAATTTCCTGTATTTGGTCTGGAAACACCTGAATCTTCCAAAACCCACGGAAGTCCAGAACGACATAGCCCACTACGTCCAACATGGGCCAAGACGGGTGGTTATTCAAGCCTTCCGTGGTGTAGGCAAAAGCTGGATCACCAGTGCCTTTGTGTGTCACCAACTATTACTAAACCCCAAGCTTAATTTCCTTGTGGTTAGTGCATCAAAAACAAGATCAGATGACTTCAGCACCTTTACCCTGAGGTTAATCAGTGAGATGGCCATATTACGGCACCTGAAGCCTAATGAAGACCAGCGTTCCTCCAAGATTAGCTTTGATGTCGCTCCTGCTCCAGCTGCTCATGCTCCCAGCGTTAAATCAGTGGGAATCACAGGTCAACTCACTGGTTCCCGTGCTGACATTGTGGTAGCTGATGACGTAGAAAGTGCTAACAATAGTATGACCCAGTTAATGCGGGATAGATTGGGTGAGACAGTCAAGGAGTTTGAAGCTATTCTAAAGCCTAATGGTCGTATTATCTTCTTGGGAACACCTCAGTCTGAAGAAACACTCTATAATTCTCTCTTGGAGAGAGGCTATGAGACTCGTATTTGGCCAGCAAGGTTCCCAGATGGCTATAGGAACATCTATGGAACGCGGTTAGCTCCCAGTTTGGCTGACAAGATCGACAATAACGACACAACTCCGGTAATAGGGAAGCCCGTAGACCCCTGTAGGTTCGACGAATTCGACCTCCAAGAGAGGGAAGCCAGCTATGGTAAGACCGGGTTTGCCCTACAGTTCATGCTGGACTCTAGGTTATCTGATTTAAACCGTTACCCACTGCGACTTTCAGACCTAATAGTGCATCCTCTGGACTCCGAAGTGGCCAGCCCCAAGCTAGTATGGGCTAGTAGTCCTGATCTTGTCCTAAAAGACACACCCAATGTAGGCTTTAGTGGTGATTATTATTATAAGCCTATGGAGATTATGGATGGTCACGAGAAATATACGGGATCTGTAATGGCTATTGATCCCTCTGGGAGAGGCCAAGATGAAACTGCATATGCTGTAGTCAAGATCCTTGCTAGTCAGTTATTCTTAACAGCAGCTGGAGGAATCAAGGGTGGCTATGGCCCCAAGACTCTAGGTACTTTGGCCCATATAGCTAAAGAAAACCGGGTAAACTACATATTAATCGAGAGTAACTTTGGTGATGGAATGTTTGCCCAGTTGTTGAAGCCGGTTTTAGCTAAAGTTAACTATAGTGTCTCTATAGAAGATATTAGAAACAACAAACAAAAAGAACTACGGATAATAGACACGCTTGAACCAGTGTTAAACTCACATAAACTTGTGGTTGATCCTAGGGTAATCAAGAGTGACTACGAGTCATATGGGGAATCCGGTATTGGGGAGAACCTTAATTACCTGTTGTTTTACCAGTTGTCAAGGATAACCCGCGATAGAGGCTCATTAAGGCATGATGATCGGTTGGATGCGCTTAGTATGGCGGTTGGCTACTGGGTTGAGCACATGAGTAGGTCGCAAGATGAGGCTATTAGGGATATCAGGGCAACTAGGATACAAAGGGAATTGGACAGGTTTTCTGAAGGTGTTTTTGGGGGGAAACCTAAGGAGAATCTATGGGTGAAACTTTAGGCTGTCAAGTAGTAGTTGATCCCTCTTGAAGAATCCTCATTATTTTTGATAAAAAAGTTCGAGAGGGTTATCACGCTCTCAGCGTGTCAGATTACCCCCGTGATACCCTCGGATTTACATTTATTTTCGGTGATTCTGCACCATCTGCTGTTAATTGTGAGGCAATCTTGATTTCGTTTTTGTTTTGCCAGAGTTTCGTGTGTAACTGTGGATACATCTGTATTTTTGCTCGGGCAATCCCGAGGATATCTGATATAACACTATCATACTCTTCACAGCGCCGACCGCTCCCTACGACGAAGAACCGACAGCTATGGGCTGTCGAACCTTCATCGAGACTCGCTTTTGCCGGCCAGTATCCGCTCCTGCGGTGAGCTCAGTTCAAGTAGCCACGACGAACACTCACAGGCACACCGCTAGCAACCTCCGTGGCAACCAGTGTCCACCAGTGCCGCACCCCGACAAATCGGCGCTGTTATATATTCGCATTTAAATATCTTCAGCTAAGAAAGCCGAAGCACCCCGCGAGACTTACGCTCATCCTGTTTCAGTGAACTTTCTTTCTGATCGATCTCCAAAACGTTGAGCTTGCCCTTGTCTTTGTTCACCATAAGCCGTAAGCCACGTTTGTCTAAGCGTGTGTCGCATCATTGAGCACAATCCCCACGGAAATCAGGGTTTTTGGTAGCCGTGCATCGGCTTTCTTTGGCAACCCGCAAGCTACGATTTAGCCATTTCTACTGACAACATCAATCAGTCTGAACCCTGAGCTTTCGGTACTATCATATTGAATATGGCTTGCTGATTTTCTCCTACGAGTTTTCCTTCGTTTTTTGTTGTGTTTTTCACCCTTCTTTTAGCGGGCCAACCGTCGCCCCGAGCCGTAGTTAGGGCCGACGGTTGGCCCGAAACCACTAAAAGAAGGAAGACAGTGAAAAACACAACAAAAAACAAAGAAAACTCGGAAGAAAATCAGCAAGCCATATTAACCTTGGAGAACCGAAAGCTCAGGCTTCAGAATGGTTGGGTCCAAGTTAGAAATGGCGAAATCGTAGCTTGGCCAAAGAAAGCCGATGCACACCAAAAAGCACCTGATTTACGAGGTGATTGTGAATGTCCATGTTGCAACACACGCTTAGACATAGCCTTGTGGCTTGCGACTTCTGGCAAAGTCTACAAGGGCAAGCTCAACGACAAGCTGGCACGCCAGCTTGAGTATCTCGATCAAAAAGAAACTCCACTGCCTCACGATGAGCGCAAGTAATCCTCACGGGGAGCTTCGGCTTCCCTTTTTTTGCCGAGATTCCTTCTCTGGCCTCGCAAAGCCTCGGCTAGGGATGGAATCCAGCGCATTAATATTAAATTGTACTATCATACCCTCACAACCTAACTAATATGAACAAATCCATTAAAGATTGTCTTACTCGCATGGAGATGAACCGAGCAACTAAATGCCTTGATACTGCTACTACCCGTGGCTTAACAATTGAAGTGGTTAAATCTGCAGCTGACCACTTTAAATATCTAACGTTAAACCCACGTTGCAAGGAATCAGCTGGTGATCCTACACAATGGCCGTGTAAATCTGGATGTGGTTATCCCGAGTGTCCCGAAAGGTACGACCCAAGTATACTCCTTGTTAATTGCTTAGAGCTTGCACTAGGTGATTGGGACATACCTTTACCAGAACCTGATTCCCATACTGAGTGGTGTAGCGACTACAAGGATTACGTTAGACCCTTGATTTTATTTAAGAAATTAAAGATATAAAAAAGCGCATTAATACAGCACACAGGAAAGGTCTTTTATCATGAGTCTACAATTCCGTGTTAAAGAATTAGAAGATGAAATAAAGCATCTTAAACAAAGATTAGATGTTGCAGAACTATACTATCATCCACCATATGAACCACCTAAACCCAAAACTCCACCAGAAGTAAGGTTAGTATTTGTATTTGGAACCATCCTTATATTCTTACACCTCATCCACCTGTTGGTAACTACATGGATACTATAGGAACTACTACTATCATGTCTTATCCCACCAAAATAACCAAAGAAGAACTAATAATTCTCCAGAAAGCCAGCAAAGTAGAAGATGCTTGTCACCACGCAGGATACTATGACGTAGTAGATAAACTCTACAATGTATCCTTCGATACTGAATGGAAGGAATGGCGAGTTTATAATGACCATGGATCATGTTTTGGAGACTACACTCCAGATCATATCTACGCATTCCCCACCAAAGTAGAAGCAGAAGATTGTGCCTCCACATTAAGACAATGGCATCTAAACAGTCTTCATTCTGCCTATAGAGCTCCTAAGTATTACCCTGAATGTGCAAAAGACGATAAACTAATACCATAACCAACTAGCATCATGAGCAGAATAGAAACATTAGAAAGTCAAGTCAGGGAACTCCAAGAGAAAGTCAAAGTTCTCATAGAGAATAGTAAAAGAGATAAGTACTGGATTAACCAACTAATTAAGAACAGTACCTCCACATTTAACCTAGTAATGGGACTTCCATCTTCAGGAATACCAAATAAGAAAAAGAAAAGGACATCATGAGCGAAATAGAAACATTAGTATCCCTATCCTTAATTAGCAGACTAGAAACCAAAATAGAAACATTAGAAAAACAAGTTAGAGAACTCCAAGGTACAGTTAACAACTTAACTAATATGAACAAAGCCACTAAAGAGTGTCTTACTCAAATTGTACTATCATACCCTCACTACTTAATCAAATTCACTGCCAACGCTATTGAATATGAAAATCTTAAAAATAAAATCAAGGACTTAAAAGAAGGAACTCCAGACCCAAGTCAAATCTTGGAACTCATAGAAGCTGTATCGCCAACAGTTCCCCATGACGAAGAACCAGACTATGACTACGAACAACTCCGTAGACACGAATCTGGCAGTGGACTCAACAAATAATCATCATCATGAACAAACCAACCAAAATACTAGTAATAGACCCTCTAAAGAGGCGTATAACCCAAGAAACCATCGACGAAGATGGATCAACCAAACCTTATGCAACCAGACTAGGTTGTGAATGGGTAGAAACAGCGCACCACTTTAAAAACGGTGACATTATGTTTGTAGATGATGAAGGATTACTCAAAAGACAACCTTCACTCAACTACTTTCATATATGTGGAACAAAACAAGTCTTTGCAGGACGCGGTATCGTAGTAGGTACTCGTGAAACCTCAGATGACCTAATTAACGATGATGTTAAATCCAAAGAATTTGACATCGCACTTCAAATACAATTTCCGCCAATAGACAAGGATACTCCAGCTAAACTTAATTTAGCTTCATTATTCGCTGCTCTATCGACGGATGAACTAAAAGTAAAACTAACAAAAAAGGTAACAACCCAAACCGATAAGCCTTGCGACTGTGAGGACTTCCCGTGTTGCGGTCACTAAACATACTATCATGAACAACAAACAACAGCGTAAAATATCGCAAAAACTAGCCAGAATGGCCAGAAAAGGCATGGTATTTCCTATATCACAATCAGGAGATGCCCAACAAGACCTGCTAAACAAGATGTTCGGATCATCCGAACTTCTCAATACAAGAGGACAACGTTTAATAGCTCTACAAACTGTTGAATTATTAACTCCTGAAGTTGTAAAACAATACTGTGTAGACTCAGTTGATGACCTACCTAGTTTTATTCGTAAAGCAGCCCATAGAGGTCTAAACAGAACCCATGCACTTGCTTGGGATCAATGGAAAAGCAACATTAACTTGCTCAAAAGAGAGCATAGAAATCGTATTCCAGAACGTGAAAAAGAAAATCGTATTGAGAAATTCAAACGAAATTGGAATTCCATGGAACCAGCCCAAGTTGGCAAGTTCATTCCCAACGGTGATGCTGTTGGTCTTGAAATTGAATACATGTGCAAAGGAACTTGGTGTCCAGCTAACAGTGAAGCACTAGAAGAAAATCCAGATGCAGGCCATTGGGATGCCCACCTCTCAAACTTCAAGAAAGATGAAACTCTCTATGGAGTAAGCTGGGGTTACGACTGTAGTCTTAGATCAAGTGAAGACTATCATTATCATCAAGGACAGGAAGTTCGTATCCTTCTTAACAATGGTAAATGGAATCGACTCCACAAACTACTGAACCACCTAAAACAGCAACAATGTGAAGTTAACAAAAGTTGTGGTCTTCATGTTTGGTTGGATACCAGAGGTTCTTCATCACACAATGTCATAACCCAATGTCGCAGGCTTGAGTCTGCTCTACCTTGGCTTAAATACATTGTACCCAAGAGTCGTCGCGACAATGACTATTGCAGACTGCAGTATCGTAAGGATACCAAGTACGCTGCAATTAATCATCACGCTTGGAGACGCCCAGCACTAGAAGTAAGGCTTCACTCAAGTAGCCTTAATGCTACCAAGATAATCCGATGGATTGAACTGCTTCAATTCATTAGGCACAACTACAAACATATAACAACAATGGATGAGTTCATGGACTCCAAAGCACCCAATATAACCAAGAAATGGGTACTAAAAAGATTCGATCAACTAAATGCTCCTGATCCACAAATCGTTGAACAAGATTGTTCAAGTGAGCAAATAGCTGAAAGAACTGAAATTGAACCAACACCTCCATTACCACCGTTACCTCGACCCAACAACAACAACAATAGAACTCAACTATAACCTAACTATCATGTGTCAAATAATAGGAATAAGTAACATTACGGGACTATCCCGTACTCAAATAAACTCCCTTGCCTTAAAATCCAAGGACTTGGTTCGTAGCCAAAAAGATGGATTTGGATGGTGCTATGCCGCCAAGCCTCGTAATGGGAAATCAAACCACAACTACTACTGTGAAAAGTATGTTGACCCACAGTCATTCAAGGGTATTGGCAGTGTGGGCTACAGTAAGCGTCACCTAAGAGGACTTACTAAAGCTATCAATATGCCGATGCTAAGTAGTGGTCATCCCGATGCACCAATTGGAGGCTTTCTAGCTCATGGTCGCATATCAACCAACGCCAAGAACATCGTCAATACTCATCCTTTCCGAAAAAAGAGATGGGCAATGGTACACAACGGTGTTGTGGATCTTGCATGGTCACAACATGACCCAGATGGAACCAAAGCTGACCTAAACAAGATGGGATTCAACACAAAGCTATTAGCTAAACGTTATTCATCCTGTGATTCAGAATGGTTACTCAATACATACATCCATGCTCATGGACATCACAACTGGTGTGAAATCCTAGAAGGATATGCAGCTACATTAACCATAGCTCCCGATGGTACATTCATCGCAGCCAAGGATGATGCAGCATATCTCTATCTAAGTGTCATACCAGAACTAAACGATGGAGCTATCATATTTGGTACTGCACCTCACTTCGCAGGAGAACTAGCCAAATCAATCCAAATGACCTGTACTCCATCTTTCGAGATCAATTCATGTACAGCCATCATCATTAGTCCAACAGGTTCAATTAAATTAGAATCATTTGAATCTATGGATTCTTGCACCAGTGTTGGATTCCATGACAATGCCAACAAAGCATTTGGCTGGAAAGATAAAGCTAACAAAAAGAAAGGAGTTACTACACACACCTATCCTGATAAATCAAACTACTACAACTCGGATACCAATTCCTATTGGATTAAGGAAAAAGAACGAGTCAATAATGTTAAAGACACACTACCTTCAACAACACTCAATATATCTAAAGGAGATCTACTATAATGTACTATAAAAAAGAAAGTGATATATGTACCATACTATTATATATTATAATATCTCTATTAGTAGCTGTTGCTGTCTATTCATTTATGAATTGGATTGAAACAGATGAAGACAGAGATCGTCACAATAGATACAGAAAATATAATCCTATCGAACAAGAAGAACGATACGACATACATAATAAATAATAATAATTAACTAGTAATCCTCGTGGATGGAGTAAAGTTTTTT